CGCTTCGGCGGTCTCGAGCGCGCGCAGCCTGCCGTTGAGGTCAGCGCGATATCCGACGACTTCCTCGCGCAGCTCGCGCAGCATCGTGTAGAGCCGTTCGGTGTCTTCGGGCGGCACGGCTACAGCTCTGCGTTCGCTTCGAGGTATTGGCCAGATGTGAGATAGGCGAAACATGGCGCATCTGTTGAGAAGTTTCCGCTCGTTCGCGTAGCAAAAAAACCGCCATTGTTTGGGGTGGAAAACGTCGAGAATGATCCCCCACCCATGGTTACGGCGGTTCCCGCTGGCAACTCGCAAGTAAAACTGGATCCGCTCATTGCGGGGCTAACTCTCATCGAAACAGGCAACGGCACGCTTCCAAAAAGAGCATACGGCGAAGCGTTCCTTGTCAGTCCACTGCCGAACCATTGTGCAGTAGTGGGCGCAAGCCGAAAAAAATACCGCTGGCAGAGTGCGAGCTCTTGCTGGATTGGTCGGCGCTCGAGGGCTGTCTGTGTGGTGTTCTGTTCGAGCTGGACGCCGTAGAGCCAAAACCTGCCGGTTTGGAGGCCGAGGTCGAACTTGATTTCAAGGTAGTCGTCGCCGTTGCTGCCGATGGTTTTGCCGCTGATGCTTGGTAGGGTGGCGTGGACGTGTAGGCGGACCCATGAACCTGTCACGGATGCCGTGCCGAGGGTAGTGCTCACGGCTGTGCTGGGGCTGCCGCCGGTGCCGAAGTTTTGTATGGCTCGTGCCGTGAGCGTGTTGACGCCTGTACCGCCGCCGTCGTTTCTGACCCATGCGCTGAGGGTGATGGTTTCGCCGGCGAACGTGTTGACTCGTTCAACGCGCTGGCTGATGCTCTGCGTTGTTGCGGTGCCTGCGTTGGTGAGCGTTACTTCCATGAAGTATTTTCCCTGGATACCGCTGGGCAGGTTTGTGCCGAGGCTGATGGTGTTGCGGGCGACGGTTCGCGTGCCGCCGGCGCCGTCGTAGTCGATGCGCCACCGGTCGGCGGTGTATGACCCGGTCGCGGGGTTAGAGAAGCTGGTCCCCCGCTGCCAAATGTCCATAACGGGGTTGATGATTGCATTGCGGTTTGGGAGGTGGTCAAGGTAGCCGGCCATCGAGCTTGCGGTGGTCGGGTAGTCGGCGACCTGGTCGCTCGGGTCCGGGTATGGGTAGGAACTGCGCGTGGTGTAGCTGGTCATGGTGGTCCTATGCGGTCAGGTCTGCGATGGTGAGGGCGTTGTCCCAGATGACGGTCTGGTTGATGCTATCCCACTGGTACGACGCGGTTGCTGGGATGTTTTCCCATGGGAGTCCGTATCCGAGCTCGGCGGGGTCGGCGACGTAGAACGTGGTGCGAAACTTTTGCTGGCTGATTTTGTGTTCCCAGCCTTGCACGATGCCGATGTATGTGGTAGTTGGCGAGCCGATCGGCAGGTCGTTGATGGTGATTTCGTGGCCGATTCTCGGATAGAGGATTTCGGGGCCGATGGTTGACTGCTCGTAGACGACTTCGCTGATGTTCCAGCGCGGGCGGCGGGCTCTGCTGATGATTTCGTCGCCGAGGTCGGTCGCGTTTGTCGCGTTGTTGATAGTGGTCGTGATGCTTCGGGTTCGCTTGCCGTACAGGAGCTGGGATTCGGCGTTTGATCGTGTGACGGTGCCTGTGTCGTATGTAATGACGACGTCGTTGATGATCTGGCCAGACTGGTCAAAGATGGGCGCGAATAGCGTGAGCGATGCGTCTAGGTTGTGCGCGTAGGTGTCGTCGGGTGCGAGGTCGGCGGTGTAGTACGCGATCTTGCCGGTTGTTGTTGGGACGTAGATGCTGCCGTCGTCGGGCAGGTCGTACAGGCAGCCGCCGTAGGGCTCGAGGAAGTCCTGAAACATGCTTGTCACGTTGGTTGCGCCAGCTGTGTAGGCGGACAGGGTGTAGGCGCCTTCGTCGTTTCCGGTCTGATCGGAGAAGTCGAATCCGCCCTGGCTGGTCGCTTCGGTGGCGATTGCGTCGAGTCGGTCCTCGAGGGTCTGCGCTGCGTAGCCTGTGTCGCCCACTTGGATCAGTCCGAGGCGGCTGGACGGTCCGGCGGCGATGATGTCGCACCGCGCGCCGCTTGTCGCGGTTGCCACAGTCAGGCGGACGTCGGTGATGTAGCCGGCGAATAGGCAGTAGGCGTTGCCGGCGATTACAAGCGTTTTCCCGACGAGCGCGGTATATGACGTTGCGACGACGTCGTAAAACGTGATCCTGCAGCTTGAGGGCGCAAAGGTCGTGGTGGTGTCGCGGCGGCCTACGATGATCCCTACGTCGTAGGCGATGGTGTCGAGCTCTACGGCGCTGCCGTCAAAGTAGACCGCTTCAATCATGCGATTGCGTACCGCGTGTCGTACTGCTGGAGAATCGCAAGCAGCTCGCGCGCTGTGCTGTCGGCGTCAATCGGCCCGTTGATAGTGACGTTTACGTTCGTCTGAGATGTCGGGGCGACGAATGCGTTGGCTCCGAGGTATCCAGCTGCGCCGCTCCGTGTTCCGATACCTGGAATGTTGATGCTCGGGACCTTGATTTTGCCGAGAAGGTTGATGAGCTTCTCGACGGTCGTGATGATAGTGTCCAGCGCGCTCTTGAACGGGTTGAGGGCTGTCTCGATCGACGTCTTGATCCTGGTGGTGACGACGACGACGCCGGCGGCAAGGATGCCAAGGATGGTGATATACGACTCGGTAGTCGTTTTGATCGAGCCAAGCAGTACCTTGGCAACGTCGATAGCGATGGTGAGGGCGCCGAAGCGGTCCTGTGCCTCTTTCAGTGCGAGCCAGAAGAGACCGCCGGGAAGTAGCAGCGGCCAGAAACGGCGCAGGTAGCCGATGGTGATGTCGATAACGCGACTTATCTCGTCCCAGTTGTCGATGAATGGCCGCAGCGCCTGTTCGGTGGTGCGCTTCACTGCAGCGAATACCTGGTCGACGATGTTGCGGAATGTCTCGCTGTTTCTGTATGCGAGGATGAGGCCGGCGACTAGGGCGGCGATGGCGACGACGACGATGCCGATGGGATTGGCTGTTAGGGCGAAGTTGAGCGCGATCTGCGCGACCGTCCAGGCGGTGGTGGCGACCTTCACGATGCTGGAGATGGCTTGGTATGCGGTCATGGCGGCGTTGACGCCGACGACGGTCGCGGCGAGGGCGCCGACGACGGCGCCGAGTTTCACGATTAGGTCGGTGTTTTCCTTGACGAACGTGGCGATGTTGACGAGGATCGGCGCGAGCTGCTTGAGGACGGGCAGGAGCGCCATGCCGATTTCCTCCTGCGTTTCCTGCAGCGTCAGTTGGAAGATTTTGTACTGTCCGGCGGCGGTATTCGCGGCTTCGGCAGCTGCGCCGCCGGTGAGCCGTGCCAGCTCTTTGTTGATTGTTGCGAAGTCGCCCGACTTGACGGCGGCCTCGTTGATGCCAGGGATAAGCTTGGCGAGGGCGCTGCCGTTGCCGGCGTATGCCTTGGCGAGGGCCTTGGATACCTGGTCAACGCTCTTGCCGGTGGCGGCACTGATGTCGAGGGCGGTGGCGAGTCCCTGTTGTGCCTCGGTGACGCTGCCGGTGGCGGTGGCGAGCTGGGCCATTGCGGGGCGCAGCTGGTCGTCGGCGACGCCCGTCGCTAGCGAGAGTTTTTCGATGTAGTCCTCGGTCGACTTGACGGCGGCGTCGCTTGCGCCGGCGGTGCGCTGGAGGACGCCGGCGAGCTTGACCTGGGCGGCCTCGTCCTCGGCGGCGGCCTTGGCGCAGCTGATCGCGGCGGCGCCGAGCGCGGCGAGCGCGAGACCGGCGGGCACGGCGGCCTTGCGAATCGCCATGCTTGCCTTTTGGCTGCCGGTCATCTGATCGCCCAGGGCCTTGTTGACCTTGCCGATCTCGGTGATGGCGTCGCCGGCGTTAGCGCCAATCTTGATGAGTACGTTAGCTGCGCCTGCCATTAGAGCACTCCGGCGTCGGTGAGGATGTTGATTACGGCCTTTTTGTACTTCCCGATCGCTGGGCCTTCCGAGAAGGCTTTGACGGTCGGCTTGATCCAGTAGCCTTCGGGGTTGCGTGGTGCGAACCGTCCGGCTTTGTCACCGTACTCGACGCCCCAGAGAAGCTGTCCGGCGGGCGCGCGCACGGTGCCGCCTTTTCGGCTCTTGTAGGCGCGGCCTACCTTTTTTTTGCCGCCGACCTGGACGACCGGGACTCGGTCGCTTTTGACTTTGACGGATAGCTCGACGAGCTGGGTCTGGGGTGCTGGTGCGCCGGCGAAGTTGGCGCGCAGCAGCAGTGCGAGCTGGTCGGCGCATTCTCGGGCGGCGAGGCGCAGCTGCGCGTTGGTGTTTTTGCGTAGGTCGGCGTTGACCTGGCCGAGAGCCTTGAACAGGACCTGGACGTCCGACGTGTCGGCGTATACCACGGGTCCTTTTGCTCTTGCCATTATCTAGCCTTTCGTGCTCGTTCCTCGAGGACTGCCACGATGGTGGCGAGGTCCTCGGGGTTTTCGTTCCAGAGTGTGCTGGGTGGGATGCCTGTCTCGACGGCCAGTAGGGCCACTAGGTGGCCGACGTGGCCGTCGGGGTAGGGTTTGCGTCGTTGGCCTCGAGGTCGACGTCGGCGACGCTTTCGCGCCATTTCTCGAAGCCGATTCCCTTGCCTGTCTGATCCTCGCCGAGGCTTGCGAACGCGACGTAGAGCGTCCAGGTCATCGGCGACCGCTGCGGATCGCTGTCGAGCTTGTTTCGCTGTGCGTACGCTTCCCAGGCGGCGAGGGCGTTGATGCCGCCTGAGAAGTCGACGATGCGGTCGTCGGTGTACGTCACCTTCCCCGTGATGCGGACCATGACTAGGGCGTCACGGTCCGGGTCGGGGCGGCGGTCAGCGGGAACTCGAAGCTGACGACCGACTGCACGGCGACGTCGCCGCCGATCTGCACGGGGCGGATCTGCAGGTCACCCGAGTACTCGACGCCGGCGGACGTCAGCGGCGTGAACGTGAACTCCACCTCGGTGCCGGCGTTGTCCATGCAGTAGTTGACGAATCCCTCGTCGTCAGTCCAGTCGCTGATGACGTCGCCGGACAGCGTCCACTCGAAGTCGACCTCGACAGCGGGGTCGGGCGCGGCGAGGGTGGGAGTGCCGTCGGTCTCGTTCGTGGACGGCGTGAGGCTGCAGGACGAGACCTGCAGACTGAAGTCGTCGGATGCGCCGAGCACAAGGGTGCCGGGTCCGAGGCGGGAGTCGATGACGGGCATGGCGGTAGCTCCTAGGGGGCGGGGGTGTTGTAGGGGATCGTCACGACGGCGGTCATGTCGATAGTGGGCAGGGGTTCGGCGTTGATGTTGCCGGAATATGTGCTGGGCGTGTACTGGTCGATTGCGAGGGCGGTGGCGGCGGTGTCTGCAGCTGCGTACATGAGTCCGATGATGCGCGGGCTCGGCGGGTCGGCGCTGACGACGTGGATCGGGACCTCGAGGGTGCGGGTGGCGAGTCCCGAGCTGCGTACGGTCGGCATACCGACAAGGACGCCGATCGGCGACGGGAAAAACGCGCCAGCGTCGCGGGTGGCCTTTGTCAGGCCGGCGTCTTGGAGGACGGTGACGACCTCGTCGAGTGCTTCGGGAATGGTCAAGCTGTTACCGGCCTACGGAGTCCGATGAGGCGGTAGATGTCGGCCTTTTTGGATCCAAGGACGTCGCCGACGATGTCAGCGCCGTCGCCGTAGCCTGCGAATCCGCTAGGCGCGTTGCGCTGCTGGTAGAACAGGGCGGCCCACAGGATGCTTCCGTAGATAACGTTGGCGGGGATTTCGACGGCGCCGGTGAATACCAGGTCACTCCTGAGCCGTTCGACTTCGGCCTTGACTCCGGCGGTGGCGTCCTCGAGGCGCTGGTCGACCTCCTCGAGCTCGAGGTATGCTGCTACATCTTCGGGTTCGAGCCATGCCATGTTATCTAGTCGCTCCTGGGGTTGGGGGTCCCCCGCCGCCGGGGAAGTGGCGGCGGGGGACTTGCGTCAGCCGGTGCGCCGTCAGTCTCTCGGGCGCTACGCGATGCTGACGGCCTACAGGCCGTCCGTCATCTTGACGGCGTTGGCCACCTCGACGTCGAAGGACGCGAAGGCGGTGACGCCCAGCTCGACGTTCATCGTGCCGACCGCGTTGGCGCGGAGCTGCAGCGGCGAGCTCTCGCGGAGCTCGATGACGCTGGAGTCGGCGACGACGAGGGTGCCGGCGGCGAGGTTCGACGTGACGACGATGTCGAGGCCGGCGACCTGGCCCGCGATCGTGTTGGCGTTCGTCGATCCGCCCGTGAACGGCAGGCTGGCGTCCGTGGCGAGCAGGTCGGCCCAGACGTCGGGCGCCATGTACGCCTTGTCGGGGCGGCGGCCCGAGTCCTTGTAGACCTCGGCGCTGCAGTTGCCGATCGTGGCGAGGATGGTGGCGCCGGCGGCGACCTCCTCGGCGGCGTTCGTCAAGGCCAGCGAGAGCTTGGCCTCGACGGCGGCGTAGTAACTGAGGATGATCTGGCGGAACACGGACTCGGCGACGCCGAAGCCGCGCTCGAGGCTGGCCACGGTCATCGAGACGCCGTAGGCCCACTGCTGGATCGACACTTCGTGGTTGCCGATGGCGATGGCGTTGGACGGCGTGGCGTCGTCCTCGGCGATCCAGCCGCCGACCGGCGTGGTGGTCCACGTCGGCTTGTACAGCTTCATGCCCTCGGCCGGCAGGGCGGCGTTGCGGACGTTGTTGGCCAGCGGGCGGTTCTCGGCGAGGCCGCCGATGATCTGGCGCAGGTAGGCGTCGGGGACGAGGCCGATGATGGCGGCGCTGTCGATGACGTCAAGCTCGGCCTCGACGAGGCGCATGGCGTTGTGATCGCCCTTCATGGCGCGGACGGTGTTGACGATGAACGTGTCGGCGGCCATCGGTGCGCGCTTCTCGAGGCTGATGGTCGGGATCGGCGCGGCGGCGGCGATCGGCTCGGGCGTGGTCTCCACGGGGGTCTCCTGGTGGTCGGGCTGGTGGTTGGTGGTCGGGTCGGGTTCCGGATCATCCTCCGGGGTGGTGAGGTCCTCGTCGTCCTCGGTGGCTTCGGCGGTGACGCTGGTCACGGCGCTGCCGGCGAACGCCGGGATGGCGACGAGGCTGATCTCGAGCAGTGCGGCTTCGGCGACGTGGATGACGCCGCGCTCGTCCTCGGTGCCGTTGACGATCTCGGCGCCGATGCTGAGACCGCCGCGGCTGCCGCTGACGGCCTGCTCGAGGGCGAGGTCGCCTTCGGGCCCGTTGTCGACGCGGAAGCGGGCGACGGCGCCCTGGTCGGTGTCGGCGAGCTCGGTGAGGATGCCGACGGGGCGGTTGCGGTCGTGGCCGAGAAGCAGCGGGGTGCGGTCGCGGGCGGGCTTGAGGCTACCGGGTCCGAATGCGTACTCGGTGCCGCCCAGGTTGGCGGTCTCGTCGTAGGGGACGGCGATGCCTTCGATGGTGCGGGCGTCTGCGTCCGCTGCGGTGACGTCGATGTCGAACTGCAGCACGTTAGATTCTCCCAGGGGTGAGGTCGTTGACGGTTGTGTCGGATGGAATCCCGAGGAAGCCACGCGCCTCGTCGACGGTGATGATGTCGGCGCCTTGGAGGGTGGTGGCGTAGGCGGTGGCCGCCTCGGGATCGGTGCGTAGGTATGCCTGGACGTCGAATCGGATCTGCTGTCCGGTTGCGATGACGGAGTCGAGCGACAGGGTGCGCTCGATGGCGTTGATGAATGGCGCGCAGGCCTGCTGCACGAACTGCGCCATGTTCTGGCTGACGTTCGAGTAGAGCAGGCTGGAGCTGTTGCCGGTCGGGCTGGCGCCGATCATGCTGACGGGTACGCTGAACAGGCGCGCGATGGCGGTGTCGGCGTGGGCGCGGGCCTCGACGAGCTGGAGGTCCTGCGGGTTGAGGTCGGCGCGGCTGTATTCGACGTTCTGCAGGAAGGCGATGGTGTTCTCGCGGCGGGCGGCCTGGAAGGCGGTGACGACGTCGGCGGCCTCGTCGGGTCCGAGCTCGTGGCCGACGTTCTGCAGGATGCCGGCGGGCAGCTCGACGGTGGCGAAGCGGCGCGCGGCGTCCTCGAGGGCAATGGCGCTGCTGATGGTGCGCGCGCCGTACGAGAGGATGCCGTCGTGGCCTGCCTCAAAGTAGATGACGTCGCGCGCGTCGACGCGGGTGCCGTTGATGTAGTAGCCGCGGACGTTGTTGTAGTCGGTCAGGTTCTCGGCGAGGATCGGTTCGATGGCTGCGCCGGGTACGCGGCGGGCGCGTACGGGGCGTCCAAACGGGTTTGTTTCGGTTGCGATGCCGTCACGGGCGAGCACAATCCACGCGGAGCGTCCGTACCAGATGAGGTCATCGACGGTCTCGGTGATCGTGGTCGTCCAGGTGCGGCTCGGGTCTGGCTGCGTGATGATGAAACCGGCGGGCAGGCGCTCGCTGCCGCGGTAGCGATCGACACCGAGCTGCGCGATGGTGTTGCAGATGAGATTGCGGCAGGCGGCGGCTGCGGGAACGCCGAGGGCGGTCTCGCGGTTGAGGCCGATGTCCTGCAGCGTCTGCAAGCTCGAGGCATACGATGGCGAGAACCACGCGGAGGCGTATGCCGTCTTGGTCGGCTTTGTCTCGCCGGTGATGAGGCTACGGATACCCACGCGCGTATTGTCGCATCCGCGTCGTCGTCATATCGGGGAGAAGACGATGCGGATTATGCGGCCGTTGCGACCAGGTGCCGGCGGCGAGCATTGGGGCGTAGTTCGTGGCCGACGGCCCAGACCATCGCGCGGGCTAGATAGATGGGGCCTTCGCTTGCGCGTTGCGATAGCTGCGCGTGACCGTCGCGCGACGTGTACGCGGTGGCCATCAACGTCTGCTCGGTCAGGGTCGGGTTTCCGTCGTGCGCGATTTCGCCGGCCTGTATCGCGGCTTTCGTCGGTCCGTACCCGGCGACCTGGTCGCTGCTCTTGACTTGGAGAAGCGTGGCGCCCTTGATGTCGGGAATGCGAACGGTCGAATGGTGGAGGATGGTGATGCCTCTGCGCTCGGCGGCGATCTCGCCAAGCCATCGCCATAGGTTCGCGTGGCTGGTCTCGATCCTCGATCGGACGATGATCCTGCCGTCGTCGCAGCGAGCTGCTAGCACGGCGCCGATCGGCAAGCCGTCCACGCTGGTCTCGACGGCAATGCAGCCGGGATTATCTGCTGGCAGCTCTGCTGTAGCGTCCTCGCATCTTGCCCAGGACTGTTCGGGCAGCCAGCTCGACGCGCT